GGGGTCGGCGATAAAAATTAATATCATTCCACGCGCCCGTTTTTCTTTTTTCAAACCACAAAAGTGTGAGGTTAATCTAAGATGCACCCAAACGACCCTCAGAACCCGTCCTCCAACCCCTCGGAAACGACCCGCCAGAACCCGCCTAAACTGTTCGGCGGCAGCCCCCATTCTGGCTCCGATTTTCGGCCCGAAATGGGCCACGAAACGGGGCTCGCGCTGGGCCGAATCGGGACGCCCGAGCAAGAGCTGCGTGGGGGTCCGGTCCCCGCACCCCGGCACGAGCTACAAGAGGCCAACGAAAAGGATCTCCTCTACGCCAAGTACCCCGCAGCCTGTTACGGGTTTCAAGACGCGCACGTCACCCCGTCACGCGAAGCAACGATCCAAGAGCTGCAAGAAAAGTTAGCCAAAACAAAAGCAGAGATTGACATGCACTACGCGCAGGCGTCGGTGTTGGAGAGAGAAAAAAATATTACGCAGAGCGTGATCAAAGCGCGGCAGGCAGAGGCGCAAAGACGCCAGCACCCGAACACGCCGAGAGAAGATGACATTCGCGGTATTGAGTTGTCGCTCGGTGGCTGGCTAAGTAATTTCCCCGACAACCTGCATCGCGCCAACGCGAAGAGTCATCTTGAAATGTTTTTCGTTGCTGTGCGCCGCTCGGTAACGCACGGCCACTGATGCAACTCGCTGATCACATCGAAGATGAAATCGTACCGAAAAAAGATTTCTCGGCGCATTACGACGTAAGCGATCCGAACGATCCGTTCTCGGTGATCAACATGGCGCCGCCGTCGCTCAGGGCGGCGATCCGTTCCATCCCGCCTGAAATTATGAAGATGGACGAGCTGATCCTGCGGCGCAGGGTTAAGCCCGAGCCGATCTTGGAAAAGCTGCGACTGAATTTTGCAGAGGAGTACGCCCGCGCCATTATCGGCAGGCGTGTACTCAACATGCAGAATGTGACGCGGAACGTGACGTACCGCGAGCACTACGAGCAGATTTTATCGGACCCGCTGAAAGTGTGCTGGATGGTGAGGCCACCAGCGGACATGCAGATGACGCAGAAGTATTTGCTGCATCTGGTGTTCGACACGCTCGAAATGTGGACGCAGATGGAGCCCATCCGCGAGATCACGATCACTGAGAAGGAATGTGTCACGCACGTCAGAGAGTTCGACCCTCGCGCTGTGACCGGCATGAAGCGTCTGGCGTGGTGGTTGGCGAAATCGAGGAATGGCGGCATACCGTACCCGCTAGATCCTGATGTCATCGAGTCGCCGATGCGCAGGCTGAGACACCGCAAGATCGTAAAGAACCAACGCCCAGCGCTGCGCGACATGATGGACGCGCCGACGGCGGAGACATCGCTCATTATCCAGCAGCCGCCGATTGAAGAGATCATCGGCGACGGTTCCGGGTTTGATGACCCGCCAGTCGATGAAGGGAAGGAAACGGACGGTGCAGAGGGAGCAGAGGCGCTGCCGGACATCCCGGTCGAGGCCGACGTTTCCGAGGTGGATGAGCTGGGCGGGTTGGAGCCCGGCGACTTCGACGACTTAGACGACGCAGAAGATCCGCTAGAAAAAGACGACCCCGAGACAGACGCCGTGGAGGTAGACACGGATGGCGAGGGGTAGGAAGAAAGGTTCCAAAAACGGGGTGAGCGCGATCAAGGGAATCGCGTCGCTGCCGGGCATCCCGTCCCCTATCGCTGCACCACCAGCTAAGACGGTGGAGGGCATCCGCCAGCACAAGCTGCCGCAGCTGTCTAAACAGATGCTGTCGGCTGAGCGGAAAAGGGCGTTCGTGCAGGGGCTGCCGCACCTCTACGGACAGAAGCTCTACGCGTGGCAGCGGACGTTCCTAGAGTCGCGCAACAAGATGAACCTCTTGACGGCTGCCAACCAGATCGGCAAGTCCACGATCCAGATTAAAAAGTGCATCCACTGGGCCACCAACAAAAAGATTTGGCCGGAACTCTGGCCAGCCAAAGACGGACGCGAGGCGCCCGTACCGAATCTCTTCTGGTACCTCTACCCGTCCAAAGACGTGGCGCACTACGAGTGGAAAACCAAGTGGCTGCCGCTCATGCCCCGCGACACGATGAAAAAACATCCGGTCTACGGCTGGGAAGAGGCGTACGACGATAAAGGGCGCATCGAGTCGATCACGTTCAACTCGGGCGTCATCGTGGTGTTCAAGACGTACGGACAGAAGGCGACGACGCTTCAGACCGCCACGGTGTACGCGGTGTTTTGCGACGAGGAGTTGCCAGAATCTTACTACGACGAGATCGCGTTCCGACTGGAAGGCACGGAAGGCTACTTCCATTTGGTGTTCACCGCGACGCTCGGCCAGCAGCTCTGGTACTGCGCCATGGAAGGCACAGGCGAGACTGAGAAATTTGTCGATGCGTGCAAGCAGCAGATCAGCATGTACGACTGCCAAGTCTACGAGGACGGCACGCCGGGGCCTTATTTTGACACCTCGCGTATTGACCGCGCCAAAGCCCGATGCAAGTCGCAAGCTGAGATCGACAAGCGGGTCTACGGCAAGTTCGTGCTCGACGCGTCGAGAAAGTACGCGCAGTACGAGCCCACGCGCCACTTCATCAAACCGCGTCCGATCCCGCCGACGTGGCACCGCTACGCCGCAGTAGACATTGGCAGTGGTGGTGTGAAGGGCGCGCACCCGCCCGCTATTTCGTTCGTGGCCATCTCGCCAGATCACCGCATGGGCTACGTCTATAAGGGCTGGCGCGGCGACGACGGGCGCGACTACACGTCGGGCGACATCCTAGACAAATTCATCGACTTGCGCGGCGACGACCGACTGGTAACGCAGCGCTTCGATCAGAACGCCAAAGACTTCGGCCAAATCGCCATGCGCATCGGCGAGCCATTCCTACCGTCGGAAAAACACCACGACATTGGCGAGGACGTGGTCAACACGCTCTTCAAGAATGACATGTTGTTCATTTTTGATGACAGCGTCGTGAGCCACAGCAAAACGAACGACGGGCCGCAGCTGCACAAGCTCGGCGGCGAGATGCTCGGGCTAAAACGCGAGACGACAAAAGCAAAAGCCAAAGACGACTTTATCGACTCCATGCGCTACTGCGTCGTAGGCATCCCGTGGGATTGGTCAGCACTAAGAGGTGAGAAAACAGATGAAGCAAAAATCGCGGAAAAAACCGCCAAGCAGCGGCACCCAACGGCAGAGGAAATTACCGCTGAAGAGATCCGTCGGCGACGTGGTGACCCCCACCCGCGAGGAGACGACAACAACTGGCAAGAACTCACCGACGAGTTTGACTTCTGGAACGGTGAGTACGGAACTTAGGGCCGTCATCCAGCTGTGCCGCGAGCAAGGTGTCGAGTGGGTCAAACTGCCGAACGGCACGGAGATCAAACTGCACGCGGCAGCGCTCGGAAAAATCACCCCGCTGGCGGTGGAGGTGCGCAAGAAGGCAGAAGTTGACGCCCGTGGCGAGCGAATCGGTCAAAATGATTTGGATGACGACAGCTTAGCCGACGTTGAGATGTCGGATCTGTCGCCAATGGACCGCGCTGTGCTGCGTGCCGCTCAGTTGGAGCAACTGATGATGGACGATCCCGAGGCTTACGAGGACGTAATGATCAGTGCTAGCATGGAGCGGTCAAACCAGCAGGAAAAACGCGATCTCGAAAATGCGGCTAAAAACACGCCTAATTGAAGGATTTTCGCATGCAAGCAGCTAAAAATGAGCTGAAAACGCACGATATTGGCCAGCTCAACACCCTTTACCACGACGCCGACACGGTGGACAAAGAGGTGTTTGCAGAGCAGCGTTCTAACCTTCTTTTGGTGTCCGGCGACCACTACACCAAGCGCGCCTACGCGTACAACCGCCTTTCACGCGGTTCCGACTCAAATACAAAGACCCCCACGCTCAGGATCACCAAAAACCTGACCCACAAGGTCTATCGCTACTACTTGGCGAGCCTTTTGGACTACGCCCCCAACGTCAAGATCGACCCGAACAACAAATTCGAGCCGCAGGACGTGAAAGACGCCCAGCTCTACCAGTCGGTCAAGGAATATTTCGACCGAATGTACCGGATGCAGGAGAAACGACGCGAATTTGCGTCGGATTTCATCGCCGTCGGTGAAGTGTGCTCGAAGATGATTTTCGACCCAAATCAGGGCGAATTTATCGGTTATGAGCAGCTAGTCGAGAATGAAGAGCCCGTTTTCGAGCAGGGCGAGCCGATGATCGACATTTCGACGGGCCAGCAGGCCGTCGATCCCGTCACTGGCGAGCCGCTCTTCAACCTAGAGCCCGCGCCGGACTACCGCAAGCCGGTGTTCAAAGGAAAATTCGAGATCGAGCGTGTTCCAGCGTTCAACCTCCTGCGCGAGTCAACCGCCACGTCGATGCGTGGCGCCGAGTGCTGGATCATCCGCAAGATGGTCGCCACCAAAAAGCTCGAAGCGCAGTACGCGAGTGACCCTGAAAAATTGCGCATGATCGGCAAGGGCTCAGAGGAAGAGTTCATCGTTTTCGACAAGGCCACGTCGGCTTACGGCAAGTCGAAAGGCCAAACACTCGTAAAAGAGTTTTACTTCCCGGTTTGCCACCAGTACCCGGAAGGCTACTATTACATCGCCACAAGTGGCGGTATTTTGGAGTCGGGTCCACTACCGGGCGGCATCTTTCCGCTTGTGTGGGCGGGTTTTGACGAGTTCGTGTCCACACCACGCGCACGCGGCATTGTCCGCGTCGCTCGTCCTTATCAGGCTGAAATAAATCGCAGTAGTTCTGCGACCGCCATGCAGCAGATCACTGTGGGCGACGACAAGGTTTTGTACCAAGCCGGTACAAAGATGGCACAAGGGGCTTTGCTTCCTGGTGTCCGTGGTCTTACCTACCAAGGCCAACCTCCAACCATCTTGCCGGGCCGCGACGGCAGCCAGTACTACGCGTACACGGCGGGCACCACGCAAGAGATGATGTCCAACCTCATGGTGAACGAGGTGACGCAGGAAAAAGGGCAGGGCTTTGATCCGATGGCGTTCCTGTTTGCCACTGCCGTCGAGCGCAAAAAATTCTCGTTCTACACCGAGAAATTTGAGCAGTTCCTTCAGGACTTTTACAACCTCGCCATGGAGCTGTGCAAAATCTATTTGCCAGACGACGAGCTTGTCTACGCGGTGGGAAAACGCGAGCTAGTTAACTTGGCCGAGTTCCGCAAGGCCGACAAGTTGCGCACGCAGATCAAAGTTATGCCGTCGAGCGACTCGCTGTCGTCGAAACTCGGCAACTACTTTACCGGTATGCAGCTGCTACAGTACGCGGGCAAATACCTGGAGCGCAAAGACATCGGCAAGATCGTGCGCACGCTGCCGTTCATCGACTTCGGCAAACACTTCGATGATTTGAGCATCGACGAGGTCAACGCCGAAAACGAGATCCTGGCACTGGAGCGCGGCGAGACGCCGCAGGTCTATCAGTACGAGGACCACGACTACAGCGCCAAGCGGCTTGTCGCCCGCATGAAAGAGCCAGACTTCAAGTTCTTGCCGCAGCCGGTGCAGGCGGCGTACGCGCAACTGCTCGCCGGTCACAACGCCATCATCGAGCAAGAAGCGGCGACGATAGCGGCGGCGAAAAACGAGTTCATCCCAGCCGACGGCCCGCTGATCAAAGTGGACATGTACGTCCCGAAAGAAGGCGACAAGCCGGGAGCAACAGAGCGCGCTGTCATCCCGCAGCGTGCGCTCGAATGGCTCTATGAAACTTTGGCGCAGCAAGGCATGACGCTGGAGAAGATGAAACAGATGAACAAGTCGCACGTCGCGCAAATTGCTGAAGGCATCATCGCCCAGGCAGGTGGCGGCATGCGGCAGATGGCTGGCTAGACCCTCAACGTAAGTAGGAGATGACATGGACCCGTTATTTTTTATGCTCATGAACACGGCAGGCGAAGGCGACGGCGGCGGTGACGGCGGCGCACCAGCCCCTGAAGGTGGAGGTGGCGAGCCCGCAGCACCTGCGGCCCCGGCTGAACCGGCAGCACCTGCCGCAGCTAAAGCAGGGGAGCCCGCCACACCGCTAAAGCCGGTGGCAGCCCGTGCGGCGGCAGCTGCGAAGGCGAAAACTCCTGCATCTTCTGCCGCATCTGGCACGCCTACAGGTACACCGCCAGCCGCAGCAGCCAAACCCTCGGTCGTTACGCCGCCTGGAGTTGGCGGTGCACCTGCCGCGCCTGTATTCACGCCGAAAATGACGTACAAGGTGAAAGGGCAGGAAAAGAAGTTTCCTGATTGGATCACGCCCGCGCAGATCAAAGACGCGGCGCACGAGGCGCAGATCCGCGACATCTTCGAGAAGGGCGAGGGCTTCGATCCGGTCAAGGTTGAGCGCGACGAGGCCCGTAAGCTCATCGCCGAGAAATACGAGCCGATGGCGCAGAGCCTGAATACGGCTTCGCATTTCTTGAAGCAAGGCGACTTGACCAGTTTCTTTGAAGTGGCCGAGATCAGCGAAGAGGCCGTTATCCGGTGGGCAATTAAGCGCTCCAACATGGACGCCGGGCAAAAAGCGCTCGACGCGAGACAGCGCGGGGAGGCTTACAATTCGTTTGTGGGCAGCACCCAGCAGTCGGTGCAGCAGCAGGACATGCAACTTCAGCTTGCGGCTTCCCGTGAAAGGGAGCTAAACTTGGTGATAAGTCAACCTGAAAGAGCAGCGTTCGTCACCCAATTCGACGCACGCTTTGGCCAGCCGGGTCGCTTTGTTAGCGAAGTGATCCACCGAGGCCAGCTTTACGCTGCTCAAGGTCAGGACATTTCTGTCGAACAGGCAGTAAGTGAAGTTTTGCAACTCGCAGGTTTTGGCCCCGGACAAGGGCCAGCCCCTGCTCCAGTTATTCCAGCAGCCGGACCAGCTGCTGGAGCCCCACCCGCAGCCGGACCAGCTGCTACACCGCCATCTGTCGCCGCAGCCGGACAGCCGCGAGCCAGACCCCCGGTGATCCCGAACGTGCAAGGCAGCGGCGGTAGCCCGGCCAAGCGCGTGATCAAAGGAAGGGCCGATCTTCTTGCCAAACGCGACGAGCTGTTGGCAGCGGGACGGTAAAACAAAAAACTTTGCTTGCCACGGATGGGCTTAAAGCATGACGGATCGTCGATTTCAGGACATGCTGAACGACTACCTCCCCAACACACTGTTGGAAGAGGAGTTGATTAAGCGTGACTTCATTCTCCAAAAAGTTCAGAAGGACAACAACTGGAAGGGCGGACAAATCGCCGTTCCGTTCAAAGGTGCGCGTGCATCGTCGATCAGCTTCGGTTCTCTGACCGCTGCCAACGACATCGCGCAATCGACCAAAGTTCGCGGCACGATCGACAACTACCGCGAAGTTTGGGGCACCCTGATCTTCAACCACACCGACTTGATGCAGCATGACGGCCCCGTGCCTGAAAGCTCGTTCATCACGTTGATGGATGACGATCTCGATGACCACATGCAGTTCTTCAAAGAAGCTGTGTCCGTCCAGTTCGGTTCCGGCCCGCACTTCGCGCTCGTCACCGACTCGACGAACGCAGCCACCGGCATCTTCATCGTTGACCGCGTTGAGCGTTACGAGCTGGACCAAAAGTGCACGCTCGACGACGACAACAGCGCGGCGACTGACGTTTACGTCATCGCCATCAACGTCAACACCAACGCGGTGACGTTCAGCGCCACCCGTGGCGGTGCGGCGGCGGATCTGTCGGCCTACACGGCTGCGCAGAACGCCAAGTTTTACCACCCAGGCGTTTTCGACGCCGCTGGTAACCACAACACGTTCATCTCGATGCGCCAAGTGCTCTTGTCGGCTGCCAACGGCGGCACGGCAACGGTCCACGGCAAATCGAAAGTGGCGTACCCGTACCTGCAAGCTGTCAACATCAGCGGCGCGTCGATCACCGCCGCAAACATTCTTGACAGCCTTTTCCTGGCCTACCTCGAAGTCCAGAAAAAGTGCAAAGGCATGGCGACCGACTTCCTGATGTCTTATAAACATTGGGGCTCGTGCATGATGGCGATGGAAATCCATCAGGGCGCGTACAAAGTCGTGGGCGATCCAAAGCGCTCCATGTACGGCTGGACGGAAGTGACCATCGCGCAAGCGAAGTCCGGTCAGGCGCTGAACATCGTCGCCATCCAAGAGATGGACGACGACATCATCCCAATCATCGACTGGTCTACGATCACGTTCCGCACCAACGGTTCGTTCCGTAAGCGCAAGTCGCCAGATGGCAACGAGTACTTCGAGGTCCGCAACACGACGGGCTACGCGTACATCGTTGACACCTGTCTCTTCGGCGAGATGGAATACCGCAAGCCAGGACACTGTGCAGTTATCTACGGCATCCCAGCGTACTAACGCTGTGGTGTAGTACGCAGGAGGGGCGGCGTTCGCCCCTTTCTGCGGTAACACTTTTTTAAGAGGTTACAAGTGACTCTTTCAGCCAGCCAGATTTTCAATCTCAACAACCGCATGGGCAAGGTCGCAAAGGATTGCAACCTGGGCACCGTACTCGCAGCGGCAGAGGCCGGTGCGGCGGGCGCACTTCCAGCCGGGAGCGTGGGCTTGGCGGAACTTGGGGCAGGTGTGGCACCTTCGCACGTCGTCAAGTACGCCGGTCGTTTCACGACTGTCGGCGGTGACGCCAACGAGGCCATTGCCGTTGCGGGTGTTTTGGCGTCCGACGAGGTGGTGGTAACGCTGCGCGTCGCTGGCGGTACTCCGCGCACGGTTCTGACAGCGGTTACGGCGGCTAACGCCATCAACGTCGTCATGTCGGGAGATCCGGCAGCGGATCACGTCCTGACGTACGTCGTCTATCGCGCAGCGGTGTAATTTCAAACTTTTTTAGGAGACGGGACATGCGTCCTTTGTTGAAAGTACTTTTTATTGTCGCCGCTTTGTTCGCGGGACCGGCGTTTGCCGCTGGATCTCTCAACCAAACGGACATCACCAACCTTAACAACGCAGAGTCGGTCCAAAAGACCAACACGCGCACCCACGGCTTTAAGCAGGGTGGCGGTAAATGCGTTTTTGACCCCAGCGCCACCTCGGGCGACCGGACCATTGCCGCGCACGGCTGTGGGCTGATTGTTCCGAAAAACGCTGTCGTTACGTTCGCTGCGTACAAAGTCCTAACGACTTTCACGTCATCGACCGATGCGGCTACCATCGCCGTCAGCATTGTCGGCGCCAACGACGTGGTTTCAGCCATTGCCATTAGCAACGGTGGTAACCCGTGGGATGCAGCTGTCGCGCAGGAGACAATTCCTAAAGTGGAAACAAGCTCAACGTGGCTGACGACAACAGCAGATAGCGAGGTGACTTTTACCGTAGCGGTAGAAGCATTAACCGCTGGCAAGCTGGTTCTATGGGTTGAGTGGTTGTACTACGGAGACGTTTGACGCATCGGGGGTGGCTGCGGCCACCCCCTTCACCTTTTAAGTGCTCGGCGTGGGGTAAATTATGGGTCTGAACAACGACTCGCGGCAGCTCAAATCAAACAAAGAAGAGCTGCAAAAGACGCATACCGAGTACGACGTAGACGGTCGCGCAACGCACTACTACGAGGCCATCTCGTCGGCTTCAAACGGGGACGCCTGCATGGCGACCACGTTCACGTACGACGGGGTGTCAAACCGCATCGCCACGACCAAAGAATGGGTGGCGACGTGGGATACAAGCTGGGAAGTAGGACTGCCAACACCTTGAGGTAAAAACGCATGGTGTCGCACCTGCATAACCGCCGCGCCTACATCTACGCGGCCCACCAGCATCCTTATCGCCACACGCTAAACGAGCTGGCCTACAGCAACCCTGCGTTTGGCGGTTCCGTCACCAACTTAGAACAGGCGATGAACAACGTCGTGGCCATCCTGCGTCCGAACTATCGGGCGGCAGTGGCGACGACCGGCGATTTGCCCCTGGTAGGTAACACGCTGAACGACAGCCGCGTGGTGAACGACGACGGCGACGGCAAGGCAGCCACCTACCGCTGGGAACAGCGCGAGGGCGACGCCACCCCCAGCTGGTACAAAATCTACGACATGGACTGGGGGTACGACTCCATCCTGACGGGCTTTTTGCTCGACACGATAGATGTCTACGTCAGCAAGTACGGCAGAGATGACATCGACTCAACAGGCGCCCTGCTCACCGGCTACAACGCCGGGCAGCACGTCTACGGCGGCAAAACAGCCGGTTCGCACCTAACGCTTTGGTCCAACAGCGGCGACGGCGTGGGCGCGGCTACCGGCTTCATCCAGATGGGCGACAACGTGCGCCCGCGTGTGGACAGCACCATCTCGCTCGGCACGACCACCGACAGGTGGCTGAAGGTCTGGACAGATGAGGCCACCGTCGGGACGATGACCATCACGTCCGGCCAGATCACCGACACTGGCGGCACCATCGACTTCACGACGAACCATCTGGTAACGGATGGGCACGTCGATGCTGGGAACCTACGCATCGAGTCGGGTTTCATCACCGACTTCAGCGGTACCATCAGTTTCGACAACGAAAATCTGACAACTACCGGCAGCGTCACTGGCGGCAGTTTTGTCAGCGGAACGATAACGGTCAGCGAGGGCTCCATCACCGACACGAGTGGGGCTATCAGCTTCGCTGACGAAAACCTGACGACAACGGGCAGCGTTACGACAGGCCAGCTGAACGCGGACAACCTGCGCCTTGACGGCAACACCCTGTCGTCAACCAATGCCAACGGCAACATCATACTGTTGGCCAACGGCACCGGCAGCGTGGACATCCAGTCGCCGCTCATCACGCTCGGGCAAACCGCCACCGGCACGGTCAGCGTCACCGGCCAATTCAACGCCGACAACATCCGGCTCGACGCCAACACCATCGCAACGACCGATGCCAACGGGGATCTGGAGCTGGACCCGAACGGCACGGGCGTGGTCATCGTGCACTGCGCTCTTGTGCCGTCCCTCACTGATGTCATGGATCTCGGGTCTGCCGCTGAGAAGTGGGCGGACTTCTACATGGACGGCTCGCTGTCGAACGCCACGAACAGCATGACCATCGACAATCTGATGACCCTGCGCGACATCAATTCGGGTGTCGCCGTCGGCCACACGATTTTCTGGACAGGAACAAAGTGGGAGTCGTCCGCGCCGGACACCGAGATCGACCACGGCACGCTGTCGGGCCTCTCCGACGACGACCACACGCAGTACGTCCTGCTCGCAGGCCGCGCTGGTGGTCAGACGGTCAACGGCGGCACGGCAGCCAGCGACAACCTAGTCCTGCACTCGACAGCGCACGCGACCAAGGGCGACATCCTCTGGCACGGCGACTTTGTGCCGGGCACGACCGACGTGTACGACATCGGCACGTCGTCGGTGAAGGTCAGAGACATCTACATGGTTGGCGAGGCCCACGGCCTACGCCTGGAGAATTTCACCACAGCAGGCCGTCCAGCCGCAGGTAACGCCGGACGCATCATCTACGACACGGATCTGAAAGATTCGTTCCTCGACACCGGCAGCGAGTGGCGCGCAGCTTCGATCAACAAGGTCAAGGTAACGGACACCACCGGCTGGGACGGCGTGGTCGTCACGGTTTCTTACAACGTGTCTACTTACAACGTCGATGCACGCGACTTGATCTGGTGCCTCAAAGACAACAGCAACAACTTTGAGCAAATGACCGGCTGCGTCATCACGAGCACTGGCGCCACCAACGTAACGGTGACTTTCGGCGCGGACTTCCCGCCAGCCGCTGGCACTTACACCCTTCTCGGAGTGGGATGATGAATAAGTTTCTAGGGCTCGTCTTAGCGCTGACGTTTTTCCTGCCCGCCGACATCGTGTTGGCGGACATAAACGTAAACGGCCAAGCCAAAAAGATGCAGCTGGAAAAACTGGCGTCGGACCCAACCAGCTCCACGTCTCGCATCTATTACAACACGGGCACCAACCTGCCCAAGTTCTATAACGGTACGTCGTGGCTGACTGTTGCCGACACAAGCACGACGATAGCCAACCCGATGAACAGCGCTGGCGACATGATCTACGGCGGCGCATCGGGTACGCCGACAGAACTCCCAGCCGGAACAGCCGGTGAATGGCTTGTGTCTGGTGGTGCAGCAATACCGGATTGGACAAATACGGTCACCACGCAAAAGATCATCGCTGGCTCAGTAGACGGCGATATTCAATTTCAAGTGAAAGGCTCTTCCGGGCAATCCGTTGACACCGCGCAAATCCAAGACAGCGCCGGTACCGCCGTTGTTGAGCTTGAAAATACAGGTGTTGTTAGAACTGCATCGCTTATCGCTGGCGGGTCAGCTGGTGCGGCTACGGGCGAACTTCGAGGCGCTGAGCTTCTTACAACTATCGCAAGTGGTGTGATTACAGCAAACTATACAAACGTCAGAGTTGACACTCAAAGCGCAGCGGCGACTGATGATCTCGATACAATCGACACCTGCACCAACGGCGACATCATCTATGTGCGAGCGGCGAACAGCGCACGTACTGTCGTTATCAAAGACGGCACAGGCAACATTCAGACCGATGGCAGCGTAGATTTCTCTCTCGATAACGCGAACGACATTTGGCATGGGTTCTGTGCGTCAGGAACTTGGGTTGAAGTCAGTCGTTCAAACAACGGGGCATGAACATGAAACATCTACTCTTAGCCTTGCTCCTGTGCGCCTGCGCTGAAAACAAACCAGCAGAGCCAAAAGAAGACCCCCGCCTCACGGACTTGCGCGTCAAGTTTGTCGAGATGAAGGCCGAGGCCGAAACGCTGCGCGATCCAATCACCGGATGGCTCACCCCCACCGATTGCGACGGGATGCTGTGGACGGGAAAGTACGCAGCAGTTTCTGGTGTAACTGGCGTCAACTTGACGGCAGCAGAGGTAGAACCGGGGCGCTTTGTTAGGCGCCCGGCGCCTTACTGCACGTCAGAAAATCCTCTCTGGTCCGACTGGTCTAGAGACATGTTTGCGGGGTTAAACGCCTATGCTTGGAGAAATCGGGATCTGGCTGCTTTGGAGCGGCATCTGTCTTTTGGGCGGATACATAATTGGATCATGGGTCGCCCGTTCGGCGATGGTCGGTCGGTCTATTTGCCTGCTACCTACGGGCGCCTGTACCAAACAATCTTTGCTCTTGGAGGCGCCGATGATGCAAAACGCCTCTGGCCCGACACCTACCCTGAAGGCTTAGACGACTACAAAGCGCACCTTCAGATGATGAACATTTGGCTTCGAGGCGAGATTGAGGAAAAACTGCGCGAGGGCGATGCAAGACCTAGATCGAGCGTTGAAGATGACGCCGGGGGCACTGGCGATAAAGTCCAGGGACTTCTCGATGTCACCGACAAACAACTCGGACGCATCGAAGAGCACGCCGCCCGCGAGCCGCAAAACCCGTTTTTCCAGTGCCTCAAAGGTATTTACAGCGGCGATTTTGGCCCTGCTTTTGATGCTCTTCTTGACCCGGCTATGCCTGTAGGCACCTACGTGCGCTGCGACGAGTTTCGCCGCTGCCAACTCGCCGAGTGGCTGTTCGCCGCTGATTGTGTTCTTAGAAGGTACTGATGGGCAACCTGACCATAGCAGCATGGGACGGCGGGATCACCGACCACTACCTCAACGGTTACCAGGGGGCAGGGCGGCGCTTTAACAATTTAGTGCTGAACGACAACAAAAAGCCCGTGCAGCACCCCGGCCTAACGATCTTCAACAGCTCGGCGCCGCAGCTACCCCCAGGTGAGCAGCAAGTGGACGCCACCTACTTTTTCGACAACACCGCGTTCGCCAAGTCGGGCACCAAGCTCTACTACAGCGACGGTGGCGGTGCCTGGACAGCGCTCGCCGGACCAACCGGCAACGACGCGTTTGCCGACTCGGAACTGGGCGCCAAATGCACGTTTTCAGAGTGGCGCGGTCATCTGTTCATTACGCCGGGGCCGTCAGCCAACAAAAAGGGCGGCTGCCGGACGGTCAAGGTGTACCGCAACGCGTCGGGTACTTGGTTTCTCGTGCAAGCAGGTATGCCACCTTTCAAAGATGCCACATTCGGCGGCTTCACAATCAGCAACGGGGGCGTTGGCTTCACCGTCCTCTACACCTACATCGAGCACTACGTGCTCACCCGTGAGTACGTGGCGCAGGTGAACGGCGTCAACACGGTGTTCAAAGATTACGGCGCGCCTTACGTTGACCAGGACACTTACGTCTACAAAATAAGCTCGGGAAACGACGCCAACGAGTTTGGCTCGCGCACGTTCACCAACACGGCGCTAGAAAATTATGACGAGACAAAAATCCGCATCGAGAAGTTCCGCACCAAAGCCGACCAAACAGAACTTTTGTTCGTAGACAGCTACGGCCAGTCTGTGCAGATGTCCGATGACAAGGGTGAGGATGAACTAGGCGAAACTACCATCGACCTGGACATAACCTCCAGTGCCAGTGCTGCGTCCGGCATTTTTACCGTTGCCTCGGGCTTCGAGGTGTACCTGTACGTCGGACAAGAAGTGACCATCGACGACGCCAACAGCAGCGCGCTGTCGGTGTTCGTCATCGCCATGAACTACGCCACGCGCCGCCCGACTCTGTCGCTAACCCGTGGAGGTGCCGCTGCCGACTTGTCGGCGTACACTACCAGCCAGAACGCGTTCATCCGCGTCACCTATCAGTCGAAAATACCGCTGGGCTACGAGTCGGCCAACTACAACGACCCCGCACCGCCAGCCTATTTTACGACGGTCGCCGACAGCTACGGCTGGTACGCAGCACCCGTGGACACAGCTGCAAACCAGCACCGCGCCACACGGCTCACGCAGAGCAAACCAAACGACATCGACGCGGTGCCGTCGGGCAACTACGTGGACATCCCGACCGACAAGATCACCGCCTTCGGCTTGGCCGGTCAGTACCCTGTCGTGTTTTCCCGCGACGCTTGCTACCGGGTGGAAGGACGCTACGACGCGTTCGGCAACGGGCAGCTGCGCGCCATCCTGATCTCCAAAACGGAAGGCGCCGTCAGTCAGGATCTGGCCCTTACGCCGACGGGCATTTACTTCGCGTCGGAAAACGGCTGGTGCTGGACCGACGGCTTTAGCGTCGTGAACTTCTCCAAAAAGAACCTGAAGGCCACGTACGCCGCGCTGAACAACAAAGACAAGATGACAGCGGCGTTCGACGCGCAGTCGCAGCGGGTTTACTTCGGCGTGGAGACGGCTGACACGTCCATGTCGGAGGTTACCGGCACGAACAACGCCGCGTACATCCTAGACCTGGAGGCGACCAAGTCAGGCAACGCAGCTGGGGGTGTGTTCACTACGCGCTCGGCGGGCGCCAACTTCCAGCCGACAGCGCTCCACTACGACTCTAAAAACCAGCGCATGCTGATTGGCGACAAGCGTGGCTACATCTTCACGTTCGACGACGCCGTCTACACCGACCCCGTGGTGGACACCGCAGCGGCTTATTCGACGTGGGCCAAGCAGGCTGTCGTATGGGACTACCGTTCGGTGGCGCACAACTTCGGCTCGTCCCGGCACTCTAAGCGCATGGCCGGTGTGTTCATGACGCTCAAGAATCTGACGGGCGATTTGTCGATGAACGTCTACAGCTACAAAGACGACCGCTCGACACCAAAAAACATGCGCCTTGTGCGCGAGCGCTCCATCACGACGGGCCTCCACAAGATCAATCTAAATTACCCCAAGTACCACTTGAACCTGATCAACTCCGAGTTGCAGTTCAAGAAGGGCTACGTCATCGTCGCCAGATCTGACGACCACGCGCTGGCTACAACCAACGGCGCCACCAACGTCGCCACACTTCTTTCGGGCAGCTGGCCTAGCGACGGCGGCACGGATCTGCGCGGGCACACTCTTTGGCTGGGGCCTACGTATGCGGCGGGTTGGACCATTACTGCGCAGTCTGGCGCGGCAGTCACAGTCCTTGATCCTGGTAATACTTTTCCAACTGATGGCGTGGGCCTGGAGTGGGTGGTCATGGGCTACCCGAAAGGCGAAACGGTAGAGTTCGACACGCTCGACATCGAGTTCAACGAATACGTCGAGGGTTACCCGGAAAGAGCAGGCGATGGGGGCAACAACTAAACGGCAGCAGCTGGACGTACAGCTGTCCAATATCGAGGATCTAGCGACCAGAGCGGCGCTGGCATCTATCGTTGAGGCGTTTAACGGCCTGTCGCAGCAGATCCTGGTGAGCGGTGCCGTCCAGGGCAACGAGATAAAAAACGGCAACGGAAAGTTCACCGCGAGACCGGACGGCAACGTCCAGGCGCTCGGTTTTAGCACCAACGCGCAAACCTTTTGGCGCGTGGCGGTTGAGTCGGGAACTCTGGCATCTTTGGCGGACAAGACGTTCAACGTCGGCGAGACCAACAAGATCATGATGGTGGCGGGGTTTGCCACCAGGGCAAACAACACCGCGATCTGGCGACCCATAAATTACGACTACCCTACGGGGCAGGGGATAGTTTGGGAAACAGACACCACGGCTGGATCGTCGAACACGGTTAAAATCCGCAGTACCGACGTGTCAGACGACAACTTGTACAGAATTTTCATCGTCTACTTGGAAGGGTGAGCCTTGGCGACTACGAAAAAACTTTGGACGTGGGACGAGATCAGCGCCAAGGTCATCAGCGAGAATGACATTGATCTCGATGACGACTTCATCGACGACGACGAGTTGCGCAACTTCTGCAACGACGCCATCGACAAGATCGAAGGCGATGTTCATGCCCTTTACAACGACTACTACCTAAAGCGCACGCCTCTAACACTCGTCAACTTGGCCGACGAGATTGCGCTTCCGACCGACATCTACGCGCACAAGATCCGCAAGATCATGTACTTCAGCGGCAGCAACGCCTATGAAGTTAAGCGCATCCGCGACTGGAAGAAATTCCACGCTTACCGCGATGCCCGTCAGTCGCCGGGCACCCGCGAGGAGTACCGCTACTTCCTGATCAACGACACGCCCGGCGCGCCAAAGATCCTGCTCACACCCCCAGCTTACGAGAGTGGGCAGCTGCTGGAGTGCTGGCACCTGCGCAACTTGAACCGCCTGGAGACAGGCACCGACGTTTGCGACGTGATCGAGCTGGGCATGCAGTTTATCTTCGAGTCGCTCACCGAGCGGATCGAGTGGAAGCGCGCTGCTGGCTCACCACGCCACGTCGTAGCACTCTCGGCGCTGGAAAAGACAGAGGCCAAAATAGCGGGTATATTGGCCGAAATGGTCGTTGACGATGACAACACGATAGAGCCAGACTTCTCGCACTACGAGGAACACAACTGATGGGCGCACCTACATCAAACCAGCAGCCGGTAGATCCGTACTACTACGAGAAAATGGCTCAAAAACCACCGCTTCTGTTTGGCAAAGAGCGCCACAACACGCTCAACGCCGCCAGCGGCAAAGACTCGTTCGGCAACTACATCAACCCCGTCGCGGCAGCCGCTGCCGGACAGGTTCCAGCTGCTGCGCCCACCGGCCCGCAGCCGTGGCAGTTGCCGTTCGGTGATCCGACGTTCACCAAGCTCGACACGAACATGAACCCGTGGATGGCGCTGCAAAGGCAGAAAAACGCGCTAGACGCCAACGCCAACATCAACACCGCAGCGACCAACACCAACATCGCCACCGGCAACGCCGCGTCCGAACTGGCAGCAAGTGGGGGTGTTGACTCGGGCGCCCGCGAGCGGATGTTCCAGGGCGGCGAGCTAAACCGGATGAATCAGATCCAAGGCATCCGCGCCGGACAGTCGGACGCCAACGCGCAGGCAGCCCTCGCCGGTAAGGCCATGGAGATGGACGCCAAAAAGACCAACATGGCAGCCAAAAACCTGTTCGACTCGAATCTGTTCGACACCAAAATGAAAGGCTACGCCGCGCAGAAAACCGGCAATGCCATCAGCAGCGGCGGCAAAGGGGGCTTGTTCGGGTGAAGTATGCGGTGCAGACACTGACGCGAGAAGAGTGGCAGCCCCTTGCGGAGACTGCCCACTCTGCGCTTTTTGGCACACACCGCCCGGCTAGCTTGGATAGGTCAACCTACACCATTTTCCTGACCGGCGACAACGACGCACCGCTGGCCTACGTCCAGGTGCGCGAGACCGACGCCGACACCGTCTACTGGCAGTACGGCGGGGTCTTTGCCGACGTGCCGCGCACGCAGACTTTGGCGCTCTACAAGGCGCTTTTGGGTGCCCAGCGCTCGAGGGGCACCAAACGACTGGTGACAGGCGTTTCTAATAAGAATAACGTGTACCTTAAAACGTGCATGAAAATGGGCTTCACTATCATTGGAACACGGTTCGACGGCACAGAACTATACGTCGAACTATCATTGGAGTTGTAAATGGACCCGCTAACTATGGCAGGCATCGGCGCAGGGGTGGGGCTCCTCAAAAGCGAGTTCGTGGACCGGCCACGCGCCGACCGCGAGCGCCGTCGTGAAGGGCAAATCGCCCAGTGGAGCCCGTGGACCGGCATGCAGCCAAACCGAGTGAGCGAGGCCGATCCCATGGGTCTCATGATGCAGGGCGGGATGACCGGCGCCATGCTCGGGCAAGGAATGGCACGTACGGACAAGATGAACGAGATGATGGACGTTCAAAAGGAGCTTCTAAAAGCTCAAACGGCGCAGACGGCGGCAGGCAACGTCGCCGCCCCTATGCCGATGTCCCCTATGATGATGAGCCCGCAGGGTTACGGCATGTCGCCGAACCAAGCGCAGAGCCCCTGGTGGACCATGGGTAAGTGAACGGAGTGAGCAATGGCTAGTTACAGCGCGTGGAACGACATGGCGAGACTGACGGGCGGGCCTAAGATGCAGATGGCGGCAAAGCCTCTGCTGACTCAGGCGCCGCCGTCCCCGTTCGCCCTGCCGCCGATGCAATTCGGCACGCCGGGCGTCATGCCTTACGCGCTGCCCGGCGACTACAACGCCTTGGCCGGTACGGGCATTGGCGACAGGCCAAGCGTGCCCGCGATGCCGTACGCCCCGATCATCGACGCGGCCCCGGCAAGCAGCGGCGCCAGCCAGGGCGGAGGTGGCGGTGCGGGATTTAGCACACCCCCACGCGAAGAGCAGAAGTCCGATCTGGAGCTTTTGTACGAGGAGATGCGCGCCAAAGGCTATTCGATGGCAGAGGCCAAACGCCTGGGCGTCAAGGGCATGCAGGAGCGTCTCGGGCAAACACTCGACACGCCGCTCGGTTACGACCTGTCGCCGCTGAATAATCTGGTGAACCAGTGGAGCGGCTCGCGCCTTGGCGCTGGCTACGCACCGGAAACTGTCGATCAGCGCAAAAACGAAATCGCACAGCTGGAAGCTGGCATCACCAGCGGTAGAAACGCCGCCAACGAGACCGAGTACTCGGCGCTCAAAGACAACGCGGCGGGCCTGTTCAACATCGAGAAGATGCAGAACGATCAGGACGAGTCGCGCCAGCGTCTGGCCGTCATGCGCGAGCAAGTTGCCGTGGACCGTCAGAAGATCGCAGCGCTCGCGGCGAAAGATCCGACGATCAAGGAAAACCAGTGGAACGCTGCCGGTTTCGGCAGGCGCATGGACGACAGCAACAAAGCCATGGAATCGCTGCTCGCAGACCCCGCAGCACAGAAGGCGCTCACGTCGGGCAGAGCCCGCATCTCGGGCATGGGGCCGAGCAAGTTTCAAACACCCGTCGAGCGCCAGTTCGACCTGCACAAGCAGGACTTTATCCTCGCGTTCCTGCGCGACGAATCGGGCGCATCCATCGGCACCGACGAGTACACCAAGGCAGATCGGGCGTACTTCCCGCAGTGGGGCGACACAAAAGCCGACATCGCAGCCAAAGCCGCCAAGCGCGCACGCATGGTTGAAGCGCGCAAGAATGAAGCGGGCGGTGCGTGGTCTAAGTTCAGCGACATAAAAGACGGCAAACCAGCGGCTGGCGGCGGCAAGCGCGACATCACGCAGCTGTCGGATGAAGAGTTCGCAGCACTAATGGGCGGGTGAGCCATGGCCGACTTCACAAAAGAAGAGATCCAGGCAGAGGCGGCGCGTAGAGCTGCCGTTGCGTCTGGCTCGGAGTTCACGCCGGAAGAAATCGCCGCAGAGAAAAACCGTCGGCGCGGTGGCGAGGTCATCGAAGAGATGCACCCCGCGTTCACCGCTATGGACCGTTTCCAGGTAAAAAACTTTGCCAACGACCCTGAAGCGGCCAAAGCGTTTCTGCAAAAGAAGTACCCCCAGCTCGAAATAAAAACCGACGACAACAGCGGCAAGATCATCGCTCGCGGCGAGGGCGAAAAAGCGTTCCGCGTGCTAGACCCTGACACGGGCTTTTTCTCCAACCCCGCCGAGATGCTACGCGACGCGGGCGACATCGCCACCGACGTGGGAACGGGCGTTGCGACGACCGCAGCCACGGCGGGTGCTGGCCTTTTGGCCGGTGCCACGTCGTTTGGCGCTGGTGCCGTGCCAGCCGCCATGGCGGCAGGCGCTGGGTCATCGGCGGGCCTTGAAGCGCTGCGCCAAAAGATCGGCGTGGGCCTTGGCATCAACAACGAGGTAAACACCGACGACGTGCTATGGGCCGGTGGCGCAGGCGCTGTCAGCCCGCTGCTCTTTGGCACGGGTGCAACCGCCACGCAGGTGGCTCTGAAAGGTGGCGGTAAGACGCTCGCCGCCATGAACCCGTTCGCGGGGGCTGGCACAGCACTGAAAGAAGGCTTCACGACCGCTGCCGACTCGGTAGCCGGTAAGGGACTACTCGGCGGCGGCAAGGCAGCAGTTGGCGGCTTCTTGAGGGGGACAGCCCGCGAACCCGCGTTGGACGAGGCCGGTAAAGCGGTCCTCTTGAATCAACGCGGCCTTGTCGGACGCGGGTACGACAGCTACCGCCAAAACGTGGCGCCGTGGCTGGGCTCGATGGGCTCGGGCAAAAACTTGGACGACATCATCCACTACCGCGACAACAACGCCACCGTGGACGCTCTAAACGGCGTGGACATGGGGCAACTCGGTGAGGACATCCGCGAGAGTACGGCTGGCTCGTTCAAGGCCAACAAAAAATCGGCCGGAACGCTCATGAACGACGTGCGCGAGGCCACCGAAAACGTGGACATCAGCGGTGCTAGAGCCGCGTTCCGTGAGGCCATCGACGCCGAGAAGGCTAAGATCGGCCCGGAACTCGCCACCGGCAAGCAATTCAAAGACCGCATCGACGCGATGGAGCTGGAATACAGAAACATGTTCCAGATGGAAGTCCCGTCGGAGGCGGCAGAACGTCTCGTCGAGATCGAAAACAAAATTGACGAGTTCGGCCCCGAATACCTGACCGACGACGTTCAAGGGATGATCGACGAGTTCAAGGCGCAGCCGCAGACCAAATGGGTGGACATGCCCGACAACATGTCGGGTGATCAGGCTTGGATCATCCAGCAGCGCGCCAAAAATCTATCGGGCGTCGAGCGCCACATTCGCGCAGGCACCTACGCCAACAGCCCACTGTCGCAGACAGAAGCGAAACGCTCGCTCCAGTTTGCCGCAGGCGACGCGTCGCAGGCGCTACAGGAAGCGATCAACCTCGCGTCCGACGGCGCCATGGATAAGGCCAGTGCGCGCTACGCCGACGTGTCCAAAGCAAAGAAGATTCTAAAGCGCGTCATCGGCGACAACGTCACCGACGCAACCGTGCGCAAGATGGCGAATTTGACCAACGCCGAAAACGTCGAGCAGCTGGCGGCACTCGCTGAAGTTGATCGCATCCTCGGGACGAAACTGGTCAAACAAGCGAAGGATCTCGCCGCCAACAAAGCGTTCGGCAAAAACGCCGAGTACTTCGCCACCTCGGGCCGTGGCGTCACCGCCACGCTCAGGGGCATACCGGCAGCTGCCATCGGCGGCTCGCTTGGCTACTACCTGGGCGCCAACACCATCCCCGGCCAAGGTGGCGCCGGTCTCGGTCTCGCTGCCGGTACGGTACTCGGCGCTGGCCTTGGCGGCGCACGCGGGCTAAAAGCCTACATGGCCATGCAGCGCGGCGCCACGACACTCGGCAAAGCCGCAGCCAACGTGGGGGTAAAGGCACCTGTCGTGCCCTTCTCGGCGTGGTCGATGATGAACAACTCAGGTACTGGACAATGAGCTATACAACGAGGGCACCCATGGACATGGACAAGAAGATCAAAGTCGGCGACCGCGAATACCGCGAGTACGAACTCGAAGGCAAAGTTCGCACGTTGCAAGAGGCGCAGGAAATCGAAAACGACCCAGAGCTGCTGGCAGCTCTGGAGCCGTACCTGACCAAAGCGGTCACGTCGATTAAGAGTTTGAAACAGCTGCGCGCCAGAGCGGCGCGCCTGTCGAAACAAGGCAGGTAGTCACACCAACTCGAAATGCACCAGATCGTTGAACGTCTGGTCTGTCGTGTCGCCGTCTCTGTCCCAGTCGCCGCCCCACCTGATCGGTATGTTCAGCTGGGCGGCGTGTTTCAACACAACCCCCGCAAAAACTTTGAACCGCTCGGTGTCGCTCCACTGGATCGGCACTGGTGCCGCATCGACCGCCATGCTCGGAAGCGCGTTGTGCTTGCCTTCCGGCCAAGGCTTTTTACTCCTCCCCAAGGCGAACGCAGCGTCTTGATCTTCTTTGCTGCGATGCCCGCAGATGATGGCGTGATCCGCCTCTTCTAACACGGCGTCGAAAAGCCGCTGGAGGTCAGGGTGGCAGGTGGCTAGTCGCTCACGCGACGTGTCGGAACGCTTGTTCACTTTGGTTTTCCAGACAAGAGTTTAAGGCCCCAACCAAGCCCGCGCACGACAAGCTCCAGTACGGAACCGGATTTCACTTTGTCAGTCTTACCGAGCCACGCTTCGAGGCCAGCGTAGAGGACACCGGCAACGTAAGGAGCCCACGGTGGCAGTTGCACGCCGGGGACCGGGCCGTCGCTGGCTTGCGCCAAATGCGAACCAAACGTCAACACGATCACACTAAGCACCATTAGTCGGATCAGATTCATCGCCGTTCCCCTTCCATGGTTTGGACCTATCCCACATTTCTTCCTGCCAAGTTTTGCCCGAGTCACGCGCCCTGAGTTTGGCGTGCGCGACGTTGAGTTCACACTTCATGCGTCGGATGTCTTGACGGCAGCGCACCTGGACGATGGTGATTACGCCCGTGGCGATGGTCGTCAAAAAGGCAAACACCGCCGTTACGAGCGGGGCTATGGCCTCACCTAGCGCTTTGATCTGTTCGGGTGTCATGGGCCAATTATAACGTAAAATGCCCCACAGCTGTAAGCTGCGGGGCACCCATCAACCGGGGGGCCGAATGGGACTAGCGGCTGCGCCTTTTGGGGGGCAAGGCCGTTTTGCCTGTCTTTGGGACCACTTTCGGCGGACCACTCAGCTCGCAGAGCATCGGCTCGATGGCCATGATCTCTTGCGGGGACAGTTTAACCTGTTCCGCAACTAGCTGAAGTTTCAGCTTATGACAGTCGATATCGACTTCCACCGCATCGAATTTTTCCAGCTCCGCGTTGTACTGGTCGTGGTGCTCAGGGCTCTTTGGCTTCATCTGGCCAAAGCGTCCTTCGGCCCAAATGTAGTCGCCGCGCTCGTCGGTCTCGACGTACTGCTTGGTCAGCTTGTCGAGCGCTGCGCGCATGATCTTGTGCTCGGCTTCCAGACGCCGATTTATTTTGGCGACGTTGTACGTGAGCTGGTGGTCGTTGTACTCGCGGTAGCCGATGAGTTTTTCAATCGCCCCGTTGAACACGTCGTCTCTGAGTTGACCATAGGTAACTTTAAATGACATGGGACATGACTCCTAAGAAGTGAGGGTTCGTCTCTGCTCAACTTAACTAAAACTATGAGGATATCCACCCAGTTTTCCGGGCACGCGACAAACGCCAAACCCCCAGCTTTTTCGGTGGCGTGGAGTTTGTGCAGCTGGAGGCGCCGCGCCTTGGACTTCGCGTCCTTTTTCAGCTCGATGTCCACCGCGTAGCCGTTGATGCAGAGCATCAGATCGGGGTCGCCGCAGAGGCTTGTCTGCTGCACCCGCGTAATACGGGTGTTTGGCAGCTTCTCCAGATCCGGTTTGACCCGGCTCGTGTAGAACTTTGTTTCAGCCTTGCGCGACACGCGGAATCCTTTGTTGCCGGTGCGTGCCGGGCAGCTGCCAGTTGTTGCGCTGGAGGACCACCCAAATCGCCGTCTGCGTTCTTTGCTTCAAACCCGTGGCGGTAAGCAGCACGCCGTCGCGGACCATGCAGTCGGACAAGCGCAGGACTTCTTTTTCGTCGTTCCTGTTCATCGCGGCGGCAAGCAGCGCGGCGTACTCAGACGCTGTTGCGGGGCGGCTCATGTTTCTTTTTCCTCTGGAACATCTCGCCACTCGATGACCATACGATCAGCGCTGTCAGATTTCCACTTTTGCTGGAGAATCCTTTGCCCATAGCGGACTACAAAACGCAGTTCATTTGTCAAATGCCAGATATAGCCTGTCATGGTACGTAACCTTTCTCTTTGTCGGCTAGGGACTTGAACGAATAGGAGGCAGCCGCCGTCATCGGCAGGTGCCGGTACGGGTAGATGCCTTCTAGAATCTCTTTGATTTTAGGCCCCAAAATGCGCGCCTCATCTGGCGGGCCTTCGGTCACCAGCTCGTCGTGGACGGTCAACACAAGCCGCGTTTTGTACGGCAACAGGAACTCGTGCACGCGGTTGATGGCGATCTTCATCATCTCGGCCTCGCCGCCCTGGATGATTTTGTTCACCGCCATGTACGCAAAATCGTAGATCGGCATGTCGTAGCGTCGGCCAAGCCAGCTGAACACGAACTTTCGGGCGCGGGCTTTATCGGTGGCACGGTTGACGAAAGTCTCGATCTCTGGCGCCGCACGAAAGACGCGGTCTTTAATGGTGCGGGCTTCCAGTTGCGACAGCTTCAGGTTTTTGGCGAGCAGGGCAATGCCCGCGCCAAAGAGGATGGAGAAGTTGGTGGTCTTTGCCTGATAGCGTGTGATCCCGACGTAGTCGGCCATCGCTTGGTGCACGTCCAGGCCCTCGTCGCGCACCTTGCGGATCAGATCCATGGCGCCCGCGTAGTCCAGCATCAGCCTGTACTGGAGCTGGTCGTAGTCGAACATCATGAACACGTTACCGTCCTCGGGGACAATAGCGCGCCGGACTTGAAACTCACCTAACCCGGACGTGTCCTCGTCGTCATCTTCATCCGGCTTTTTAAGGTTTTGCATGTTTGGCTGAGTGCACGAAAGACGCCCAGTGTTGGCTCCAGCCTGATTGAAATTTGGGTGGAGCCGCCCGGAAGCGTCAGCGTGGTAGAGAAAACCAGTGAAGTAGTCGATGTTGGTTTTGGTCTCGCCAATAGCGATGACGCACTTTGCAGCGGGGTTTTCAAAGCGCGAGAGGACACTTTTCTTATCGAAGCTAATGCCCGACTTGCCCGACTTGTTTTTCTTTGGGTTTGTGCGGCCCCATTTGTCCTGCTCATCGGCAAACACCTTTTG